CGCCACCGCGGCTACCCAGCTTGGCGTAGAAGTCGGGCATATCCTTCGTCAACTTCTCTTTTGCCCCTGGCTTGAGGTGCCTTCTCGTCAATGGTTTCTTCTTCGCCATGGGTTCAGTATAAGGAACCTTGAAAATAATTGCAAGCGGGGGTTGACAACGGCGCTTTGATAGACTACGCTTGCAATTGTTATGACTAATCCAGCAGCGATTCAACTCGATCCGAAGATGCGCGAGTCCATCGACTCAATCAAAGCCGAACTTGGCAAGGGTAAAGTTGTGATCCGGCCTCGGCAGACGGGAAAGACTGCGGCGCTGTTGGAGTTGATCCACGAGAACTTACCGCAAACATTCGACATATTTGTCGCTCACTCCAATATGGCAGTGTGGACCAAGAGGCGCTATAGGGAGATGTACCCAGACGACGAACAACCTCGAATCTTCTCATATCAAAACGCTCGAAACGAGAGAATACGCGGAACCACAGGGCGTAAATGGGCGACTGATGAGATTTGGCCGAGCGCGGTGGTCAACGTGGCCCCCGACTACGAGTTCAACGCTACCTTTTATGGCGGCGTCGGAACTATGATATGCATGGACCAGCACTCTGACTAGGAAAGGAAAGCAGCATGGCAGATAACGCTCTTCAAGTTCAGGCTCCATCAACAGCACTTGCGCGGCCTGAAACATTCGCTCCACGGACATTGCAAGAAGCTCTTCAGTTTGCAGACCTCTTGCTTGAATCGGGCATGATACCGAAATCGTATGTCGGCAAGTCTCCGGCGGCTATTGTGGTTGCTCTTCAGTTCGGAATGGAATTGGGTATGCAACCAATGCAGGCTTTGCAGAACATTGCAAATATCAACGGATCTCCCGGCGTGTGGGGAGATGCGGCATTGGCTCTTGTTCTCGGCTCTGGCCTCTGCGAGTATTACGAAGAGGATAACTTCGAGACGATCAAGAAGAACGAGAAGGCAACCTTCACGATCAAGCGGCGCGGATTCCCGAAGGCCAAGACAACCACATTCAGCTACGCGGACGCGAAGAGCGCCGGTATCTTCACCAATGCCGTCTGGAAGACTTATCCGTATCGGATGTGCCAGATGCGCGCCCGCAGTTTTGGTTTGCGCGACTCTTTCCCCGACGTACTCAAAGGCATGGAACTAGCCGAAGTTCTTCAGGATTACCCCGGCGAGACCATTGATGCCCAGCCGCGATCCAGCGCCCCGGCGCCAGCCGCAGAGAAGGCGGAGGAAACGATCGGGCAATCCGGCGGCAGCGACTTCTACAAGCGGTACAAGGCCTCGGGGTGGCTACCTGAAGAGGCGAAAGTTTGGCTTCGCGACAACCTCCAGATCGGCCATCCGCACAATGAGAAGAATTCCAAGGACATTCCGGCCAGCAAGAAGGAACAAGCCTTCGCCTGGGCGGATTCGATTTCGCCGATCAAGACAGCGGTGAACGAGAAGTTTGAAACCTTGGGCTTCACTCACGACGAGCGCGTCGCGTTCTTCACGGCGCACAAGGACTTCGCGACTGTGGACAAAGAACTTGCCGCGGAGATCGAGCGGCGCAACAAGGAACAGCGCGGAGAGTAAGACGAGAATCCACGCATAGACTGGTGCGGGTTTGGTCAGCCCGTGGGCGTAAGCCAGCCGGCGGCGTCCGGCACACCAGACCGTTCAAGGAAAGGATGAATTACATGGAAGATAAGCGTTCAGCATTACCCGCATTACTCGGAGCAATGGCGGCAATCGGAGTTGATTTTAGCCGCTTTCCGATGGGGCGATCCAGCAAAGACGATGGTCGTCCACGTCAGCGCGCTCTGAGCAGCGATGACTATGTGGTTGACTGGCACGGCAGCATCCGCCGCAACTTCGAGAAGTCACCATCGAAGAAGATCAAAGCCAGGGCGAAGCGAATGGCGAAGCGCAAGGCGTTGGCGGACCAAATTCCATTTTGACCTTCCCGCAAGGGGAGATGCGCGGAGACACGCATGGGTTTAGTTGACCCGTAAGCGCGTGGCACCCAAACCCGGAAGGTGATCAGTGCAGCGAGCTATCCGAAAAGGCCGCAGTGAAATGATACGCGTGGTTGTTTCGGTCCTTCCATGAGCTAGCCGGTACAAGTCCGGCCCGCGCATTGAAGTTCAAGGAAAGGAAAGCATGGGAAAAGAGACCGGAATATCATGGACCAATCACACGTTCAATTCATGGTGGGGATGCACGAAGGTCTCTCCTGGATGCGATAACTGCTATGCGGAGACCCTCGACGCGCGGTGGGGTGATCCTCATTGGGGAAAAGGTGTGCCGCGTCGCGTCTTTGGCGATAAACACTGGGCAGAGCCGCTTACCTGGAATGCGGCAGCGGCCAAGACTGGTCATTGCGATCTGGTATTTTGTGCATCCATGGCCGATGTGATGGATGACGAGGCACCAGCAGGGGAGCGCGAGCGTCTTTGGGATTTGATCGACAAGACCCCTTATCTGATCTGGCAGTTACTCACGAAGCGTCCGCAGCGCTACGAGCGATATTTGCCAGCGCAGTTCAAGCATAGGAACGTATGGCTCGGGACCAGCGCTGAAGATCAAGCAAACTACAACCTTCGCTGGCCTCATTTGCGCGATGCTGCGCTTCGACGCGGATTGAAAACTTTCATAAGCTACGAACCGGCGCTTGGGCCGCTGGCCATCGAACATTGGGGATGGCTGCCTGGATGGATTATCTGTGGCGGCGAGAGCGGCAAGGATCGTAGACCAATGGAACAGAAGTGGGCAGAGGACTTACAGCGCGAGTGCCAACTTCTTGGTATCAGGTTTTACATGAAGCAGATGAGTGCAGCAACTCCAGCGCAAGGTGCGGCGCTCATTCCCGCAAACCTACTGATCCATCAGTTTCCAACAACGTAACATCAACCAAAGAAAAGAGGATCGAACAATGGCAGACGAGACAAAACCGAAGCGCGTCCTGAGCCCCGAGGCCAGGCAGCGCATTGCAGACGCGCAGAAGAAGCGCTGGGCGGCAGTCAAGGCCGGGAAGCCCATTAAAAAGAAGGCGAAGAAGGTGGTCGAGTCGGTAACGGAGATCGTGACCGGCAAGCCGGCGAAGAAGGCCGCGAAGAAGCGGGCGAAGAAGTTCAAAGGGATTCACTACACCGACCTGCGCTTGCAGCCGCAGATCCACTTCGACAGACTGACCGGCCAAGCAGTTCAGCCCGCAGGTGAGACCCTGGCCGCGCAGCTCGAAGAAGCCAAGCAGCACATCGAACGCATCGACACCGATCTCGACAAGGCGGAGAACGCCGTGGACGACCTCAAGGCCATCCTGGAGCGCGAGTACCAGTACCACAGCCTGCGCTGCGAGGAGCTGGAGCGCGAGTTGGAGCGGTACGACATCGAAACTGAATAGCTTTGCCGGCGACGGTGGAGTGCGCCACGGGTCAGAGTTCTGTTCGCCTTCATGGGGCAGCAGGATTCTGGCCGGGCGGCGCGAAAGGAAAGGAACGGAATGCCTGTAAGAATCCAACGCAAACGGACTCAGGGTTGGCGGAAGCCGAAAGGTGCCGTCAACTGTACTCGACCGTCAAAGTGGAGCAACCCTTTTCCTGTTGGGCTGTACACACTCGAAGACTCCCTCATAAAATTCAGATGCGAAGTTGCCGAGCCGTGCGCTCAGGAAATACAGGCGGATCTCCGCGGCAAAGATTTGATGTGTTATTGCGGACTTGACCAGCCCTGCCATGTGGATATTCTTCTGGAGGTGGCCAACCGATGAAGGCCTTCATCCTCGAAGTAATCCTCCCTGATTCATGGTCTAAAGGCGACGTGCTCTGCGCTTTCAACATCGGTGCGCAGAAGCATTTCGTTACGCAGAGTAGCGGCCCCGCATTCGTGGCCTTCCCGCAGAGGCATCTCGAAGATCCGCGCGGCATTCGGACCTGCACGACCGTTCTTGCGGAACTTCCGATCAAGGAGCCGCAATGACCGTCTACGAATGGATTGTCGGCGACAAGACTGGAACCTCCAGCAAAACCATCTGGGCGCATTTTGTCAGTCATAGCCGTCCCGGTGGACCCTTTGGTGCGATGACTCCATCTGATCCAGCGGATTTTCTGCGCTGCTATTGGCTGTTGAAAATTGCTCCAGAATGGCGCGAGCGCATCGGCGAGATGGGACAGCGATATCCTGAATGGAAACCCCTCACTGACAATTGGGGCGAACTGGAAAAGATGCTCGAAGCGGTGTGGCCGAAGTCCTGCGCGTCGGGCGAGTATGAGCGCGATGAGCCGCCAGCCAAAGCGATGTATGCCAGGATGCAGGTGCTCCTTAACGAGGGACGGGAACTTCTCAGAAAGGTTTGCGCCTCATGACCATCTGGATCATCAAGCAATCTCGCGACGGCGGCAAGACCTGGGGACTCCACACGCCGTACCATCTCTACAAAGACCACGACAAGGCGACGGCCGCCGCGGACAAGATGAACGGCTGGCAGGGGATTTCCCGCTTCAAGTACAAGGCGGTGGAGTTTGTCGAGGTGAGCGCATGAGCGAGCCGCTGCCTGATCGCCAGATTCTCGACAATCTGCTCACGAGGCTGGGAGCCGCCGAGCAGATAATGAACACTTGTCAGCGTGATCTTCGCAGTTTACGCCATGATGTTTGTGTCGCAAAGGCTAATTTCGACTTCGACCAAGAGCGCTCCGTCACCGGGATTGTTCCTTTAGATATCCTTGAGCGGCGCGCGGTTTATGAAGCGATTGCTGTTTGCGGTGACGATAAAGTGAAGGCAGCTTTAAGGCTCGGCATCGGCAAGACGACACTCTATCGCAAGTTGAAGGAATATAAGGCGGTGAGCGAATGAGGGTCTGGCTTGTTATTCAAGGGGGCTATGGCGACGGCGAGGAAGACAAGATAGTAGGCGTCTTCGGAAGCAAGGAATCCGCCGAAGCTAAGCGCGAGTCGATGATGGTTCGAGTTCCTGGACTCGCGCCATGGGATATTGCCGTAGTTGTAAAATGGGAAGTGCAGCCATGACCATCCTAAACCACATCTGGCCTTGGTCGCGCATCGCAAAGCTCGAAGCGGAACTGGCGAAGGAGCGCAAGTTCGGCGACGTTGCAATGACGGCGCTGCTGAAGATTGATCCGCTTTGGCTGGAGCGCGATATGTATGAAGCCGAGATGAGGTCGCCGCGCCTCAACTGTATCATCACGGGCATTACTGCGCCGGGGAGTGAAGGAGTAGTGCCGGATTGAAGAGACTCAAATTCAGCCCTGAAGGTGCGCAACTCGCCAACGAGAAATGGGGATTCAACTGCGGGCCGTCGGCTGTTGCGGCGATGTGCGGCCTGTATCTCGACGAACTCCGTCCCCATCTCGGCGACTTCGAGTTGAAGCGGTACACGAACCCCAAACTGATGTGGGAGATTCTGCGCAACTTGAATGTGCGTTATCAGATGAGCACGGGAACCCCTGGCGGCGTGCAGTGGCCGAACTATGGACTGGCGCGAGTCCAATGGGAAGGACCGTGGACTGCCGATGGTGTGCCGATGGCCGCAAGATACCGCCACACACATTGGGTTGGATGCAACGGAGCCAACAGGCAAGACATTGGCATCTGGGACATCAACTGCCTGAGTATCGACAATAGAACCGGGTGGGTGAGCCTAGAGGATTGGACAAGCATGATGGTCCCGTTCATCACAAGCAATATCAAACGAGCGAACGGCAAGTGGCATTTGACGCATAGCGTGGAGATTGCTCAGTGATTACCCAAATCCAAGGCGGGAGTTTTAGCACCGAGCCACATCAGTATCTCGACGATCAGGGTAAGTTCGTCCCGTCGCTAACGCAGGTGTTGAAGCTCCAAGGCTTGTCCGATTACAGCGGCATTGATCCCGATGTGTTGGAGAATGCTGCGCGTAGAGGAACCGAGGTTCACGCTTTGGCGGCGGCTTACAACGAGTTTGGGGAGGTTGACCCAGGCTGGATCACCGAAGAGACGATGCCCTACTTCGAGGCTTATATGTTCTTTCTCTCCGACACAGGCTTCAAGCCGGACCCGCAGTGGACTGAGCGCAGCATGATTACCAAGATACACGGCATGGCCTTGGGCGTAACGCCAGACTGCTATGGAACAAAGGGCCGCGAGAAGTGGCTGGTCGAATTGAAATGCACGGCGAGTCGGCAGCCGAGTTGGTCGATTCAGACAGCCTTGCAGGAGATGGCGATATTCGGCTCGAATCATTGTGGACGTGTGCGCCGGTTTGCGCTGATGCTGATGAAGACAGGGCGTTACAACCTGGGCGCGGAGCATACGAATCACGAGTCGGACAGCGCGAACGGCGTTGCGGCGCTGCGGAATGTTTACTGGCGTATGGAAGCCGGACAGGATCTTCGCAGGAAATTGGAGTTGGCGGGATGAGCGCAAACCGGAAATATCTAGAGAGTCACGGTTGGCATCTTTGGTCGCGCAAGAAACACGGGATGTATATCGAAGAGCGCTGGTATCATCCTCGCGATGGAAGTAGGACGTTCAGTCAACAGGATGCAATTGCAGAACAACGACGATTCAACAAGGAAAGGAAACCAAATGCCTGATACTAAAATCTACGAGTGCCTGAAGCCGGTAAAGTCCAGCATGTTCAGCCGGGCCGGTTACAGCGAGTCAACCTGGGAGCTGCTCTTCGAGTTCCTCTCAACAAAGGAAATCCGCGCCTACAAAAACGTTGCGCCGGAAGTAGCCGACGAAGCGCTGACCGCGCCGTCGATCGGCAAATGGTGGAATGCCAACGTAAAATCCAACCCGGCCTGGGAGTACGACGTTCTCGGTGCCGACCCCAGCCAGACGCCGGAGCCGCCGAAGGCGAAGCCAGCCGAGGCGCTGCAGGTGATCGATGAAGACATCCGGCTGGTCGAACCGGGCTGGAACGGCCACAGCATCGACCCGGCGCCGAAGATTGAGGCTGGAGTCTACCCGCCGTCGGACGCTGGCAACATCACCGTCGAGATGCTGCAGGCCGAGTATGCGCGGAGCACTGGCCGCGAGCCGCAAGAGGTGGTCTGGTTCGAGCAGCCCGGCGACCCGGAGAAGTTTCTGGACCCACAAGTGGACAGGGTTGATGTCTACGCGAAGACCGGGGACGGCTACACGCCTATTGAGCAGACCGCCATCGTTCGCCAGCCCGTCGGTGAAGTCCTTGCCGCATGGCGCGCGCCTGAGTCCGCGGCAGAGGCGCTGGACCTGCTCTCCGAGCGCGAAGGTGAGATCAAGGCGATCATTGCCCAGAACGTCGAGACGGGCCAGCAGGCGCTGACTGTGCGCATCGACACCGCCGAGAAGCGCGTGGAGGCCAGCGAGACGCTCAACCGGCTGGTGAGCAAGGCCGACACCACCAAGGCCGCTCTGGACCCGCTCCGCAAGGTTTTGTACGATGTCTACATGGAGACCGGCGGCAAGGTCAAGGCCGGTCTGGAGCCGCTGGAGGCTGGAATCAAGCACGTCAAAGCGCAGATCCTCTCATGGGATCAGGCCCAGGAGCGCATCCGGCAGCAGAAGATCCGCGAGGACAACGAGCGCCGTGATGCCGAGGCGCGCCGTCTGCAGGAGGCGGAGGCCGCCCGGCTCAAACTCCTCGATGTGCAAGATGCGCTCGACGAGGGTGACGAGCAGCGCGCCGAGACCCTCTTCGATGCGCCAGAGATACAAGTTCCAAGGCCTTTTATCCAACCGCAATATATTCCACCGGCTGTCCAAAAAATCGAAGGGCAATCCACATCAAGCAAGTGGAAAGTGGACGAGGATTTGATTGAAGACGATCAAGCGTATACCGCTTCGATCGTGGCTCTCATGCGCGCCGTGATCGCCGGGAAGTACGACATGCAGCAGGCGGCGGCATTGCTCAAGTGGGATCTTTCAGCCGCGAACAAGTTGGCTGGAGCTCTCGGCGCTTCGTTCAATGTCCCTGGCCTCAGCGTCAAGGAAGTAGGTTCTCTCTCGGTGCGCAGGAAGAAGAAGTAGGTGGTGGATATGGTGTATACTGAGGGCATCAGGAGTTGTCGCTCCCGACTCACGTCACCGAGAATGGAGGTTCTCAGGATGCCCTCTCGTATAACTCTACCACCAGGACTCTGCATCTGCCGCGATCTCAACTGCAAAATTCCCTATGGCGAGTGTCACTGCGGGTGCGGGGGAAGTGCGCCTATCGCTAAAAACTCGAACAAGGAGAAGGGATGGACAAAAGGGCTTCCCAAGAGATACATCCACGGTCATACTGGAGGATATAAGCAATGGGTTTATTTACCCAAAAACCTATGTATTTGCCGTAACGTGGAGTGCGAGATTCCTCGAGGATTCTGCCATTGTGGGTGTGGTAATAAAACGTCAATCGCCAAAGATAGCTATCAGGTCTCTGGATTAGTAAAAGGTGAACCGCGTCAATTCATTCACGGTCACAATAACCAGTCGAATTTACATGATCGGTATTGGAATATGGTAGACAAAGACGGTCCATTGCTGCGCGTTGAACTTGGAAGATGTTGGAAGTGGAAGGGCCACGTAGGGAAGAATGGGTATGGGTCAATTGGTGTGCAGAAAGGACATGAAGAGGTGATGCCGGTGTTCACATCTCATCGAGCCTCTTGGATAGTCCACTTTGGGGATATTCCTGACGGGTTATTTGTTCTTCATAAGTGCGATAACCGAGAGTGTTCAAACCCGGAACACTTGTTCTTAGGAACGCAGAAGGATAATATGCGGGATGCGGCAAGCAAGGGAAGGATACCAGAGAGAGGGAAATTTAATTCAGAGCAAGTTCTTGAGATACGAAAAGAAATGAAGGGCGGAAAGAAAAACTGGACAGAGGTTGGAAGAAAATATGGGGTACGTCCAAAAACCATCAAGGCTCTCGTGAGAAAGGTGACGTATGGAAGCGTTTAAGGGAAATGTGGTAAGTTTCTCATCAGAAAAAGGCTATGGGTTTATCGATATAGGCCCAGGTCGTCCTCAGCTATTCGTTCACTACACAGGAATAGAAGGGGATGGTTATCGCAAGCTCGACAAAGGAGATATTGTTGAGGGAGCAATTGAGGATGGTCCAAAGGGGCGGCCAGTCGCCGTCAGAGTCGTCATAACCGGAAAGGCGGAGGTGTAACATGGCAGAGCAGGTTCTCAATCTCAAGCAGTCCAAGAACATCCATTCGGCAGCTTACGACGCGGATTCACAGAAGCTGACCGTTCGCTTTCACCACGGCGGAACCTACGTCTACGATGGCGTGGGCGCAGACAAAGCCCAGGCATTCGCCGACGCCGATAGCCACGGGGAATTCCTTCATTCCGACATCAAAGGCCAGCATACTATCACGAAGGTCGGATGAAGTTCTACTTCATCTTCGAGCCTTGCGATTTGTGGGTGGGGGTGTACATCGACCGCGTGAAGCGCCGGGTGTACATCCTACCTGTTCCCTGCTTTGGGATTGTGATTCAACTGGAAGGGTAAGTAGTGGCTGACCTGCAAGAGTTCCGGCTTCCCGACAAAGCGCCTGAGCCGCCGGCAGAGCGAGGCCGCGCCATGCCCGCCTTGGCGTTCGACCAAGGGTTGCCGGCGAATGTGGATGCTGAAAAGACGATCCTCGGGGCGATTCTTTTAGACCAGAACGCATTCAACGAGGCCGCCGAGAAGCTCTCCGAGGATGATTTCAGCCTCGACAGTCATCGCCGCATATTCCTGCGCATAAGTGAACTGATCGACGCGAACCAAGCGGTCGACATTGTGACGCTCTCCGCGGAGCTCGACCGTTATAAGGAACGGGACACTATCGGCGGAGTGGCTTTTTTGGCTGGTTTGACGGAGGGGCTTCCCCGGCGCCCGGTGATCGGCGAGTATATCCGCATAGTCAAGGATAAAGCCCAACTCCGCCGGATGATGCTGATCTTCTCCGCGGGCATTGCGCGCGCGGCTGACCAGAGCGAGACGGCGCTGGAGATACTCGAAGCTGCCGAGTCGCAATTGCTAGAGATCGCGCAAAGTGCAATCTGCGAAAGGCCAAGGACAGTAGCAGAGTCTGTTGAGGTCGCGGGTGGAGTCGATTCCTACATGGCTCCAATTATCAACCCTGTCGAAAAAACGGGGCTGATGACCGGATTCCTAGATTACGATAACGCTACTGGCGGGTTGCAGAAATCAGAACTTACTGTGATAGCCGCACGACCTTCAATCGGGAAGACTGGGCTTCTGGCTAATATCCTACAGAATGTATGCCTTGGGACCGATAACGTCGCCTTGTTTTTCAGTTTAGAGATGAGCCGATCTGCTATCGAGAGAAGGTTGCTGTCAGCTATTGCACGAGTCGATGTCAAGCGAGCGATGAGTGGATGGTATCTCAGCAAACTCGAAAGGGAAAAACTGCACAACGCCCTCAATGCGCTCGTGGAATCTCATCTTATCATCGATGATTCATCCACTCTAACACCAACTCAGATGCGGGCAAAAGCGCGCAGGGTGAAACAAAAATACGGGAGACTTGACTTGATCGCCGTGGACTATGCGCAATTGTTAGACCCAGGGCGCAAGGTATCCAACGAGCAAGAAGGTGTGTCTATCGTATCGAAATCACTGAAGGCGTGTGCAAAAGAACTGGAAACGAGTGTCGTTGCCCTAGCTCAATTGAATCGGAACAATGAGGGCCGTCAAGACAAGCGCCCGATCCTGTCTGATTTGAGATCAAGTGGACAACTTGAGCAAGATGCCGACGTTGTTACGGCGATTCATCGGGACGCCTACTATCGTCCTGACGATGAGGACGTGAAGGGGTTGGCGGAACTGCTGATTCTTAAACAGAGGAATGGGAGTACCGGCGTCATCAAATTGGCATTTCAAGCGGAAATTGTTCGGTTCGACAATCTGGCGAGGGGTGTATAATGAAGGGTGACGGGCGCTGTAAACGCCCGGCTCACGCCACACCGTCTCAGGAGGACGATATGCCACCCCATTTACCAAGTTTACCACCAGGACTCTGCATCTGC